GATCAAGGATATCGCGCCGAAAACGCGGGACCTGATAGACCAGTCGGACAGCGTGGTAAAGGTCGAGGGTGCGACGCTTGTTTCGCTTGCCAACTCAAACGCCGTTGCGGAAAGGCTTGTAAGCTATTACTCATGCAACGAGCGCATTGTAAGCGATGTGCTGGTGCAAAGCGAATCCCCGGGCGATGTGGTGAGCATTGTGCATCCATACGGCGGTACGGTAGAGGGCTGCATTGAATCCTCTGATATTACGATGTCCAAGAAGCTGAAAGCGAATGAAACGATTCTTGTTGGGTACAAACCGCAGAACATTGGGGATGTGGAGTATTACGACAAATCGGAAATATTGACCGCCTCGGGTAACTGGACAGTGCCGGACGGCGTTACCAGTGTCCGTGTTGTGCTGATAGGCGGCGGGCAGGGAGGTCAATGCGGCAATAAAGGAGAGAGCAGCACACGGGTTACAGCTTCTTTTTCCAGCGGCCTTGCGGCTGCACAGTACAGCGGATACGGCGTTGGCCTCGCTGGTAAAGGTGGCCCAGGAGGAAACGGAGGCCACGGGGGAAAAGTATTCCAAACCAATGTTTCTGTGACTGCAGGACAGGTATTCGCCTTTTCAATTGGACAGGGAGGAGAGGGCGCGGCGTTTTCCGCATCAATGCCGAACGGCGTAGAAGGTGGGGACACGACATTCGGAAATCTTACCTCCGCAAATGGGACTTATTCTGACAGCGGTTTTATAGATACCTTCACAGGGATTACATACGCAGAAAAAGGACAGGGAGGCATTTCGGGAGGAAACGGAACGGGCGGCGCTAACTCATATCCTACCGGTGAAAATGTATTGGAGATCACTATAGGAAATTCGATAGTGGATGAAGATGGAGTAACGTGGCGAGTCGGAAGCACACAAACAGAGGGTGGAGTCATTGCACAAGAGCGCGATACTGCATCTGGAGGCGGAAATTTAGATAACGGATATGGTGCCGCAAACGCATCCGCGCAATGTGGCAGCGGTGCGGCGGCTGGAACGAACGGAACAAATGGCACAGCTATGGGAACAGCGTCCGCAAGAAAAAGCGGAAGCACTATTTACGTCAGTGCAACCGGCGTTTCGGCTTTGAATGGCGCAACACCGAGCAAAGTCCCCAAAACGGCATCGATTGGGCGCGGTGGGCGTGGTGGATACGGTGGTGGCGGTGCAAGCGGTCATGGTATGGCACTTGTAGCAAAACGCACGGGAAGCGCGGTATCAAATGTCAGCGGTTCAGCCAGTGGCGGCGGTACAGCCGATGGAGGCAACGGAGGAAAGGG